GTAATAACGTGGCTCAGGATCGGTTCTCTTTGGCAAGAAGAGCCGACCCCAGCGGGCAGGATGGTTACCTGGACCCGTGACGCACCGCTTTCAACAGGGTAGCCTTGACAGTCTCCCTAGCTTTCGCTAGGAGGGCTGCCTCGGTCCTGAGGAAAGACCCAGAAGGATCCGCCGTTAGCCAACGACTGATCACTTGCGGATCACGGTACGCAACGGTTAGGGCCCTAACGATCTTCGAACCAGCCCTGGCCTCCCTCTCGGGGGGGGTCAGTCCGAGGGTCTCCGGAGCCAGGGGGTCTAGGACCCCCCGGGCGAGGACCTTAAGATCAGTCTCCTCCATAAGGGAGGGGCTGAGGCCAGCTTCGAGTTTAGCTGCAAGTACCCGGAGGCGGGAGTAAACTCCCGCCACAGGATACTCAACGGCAGGCTCGAAGTGAGTCAGATCCATCGGTTTCTTACGAGCTAGGTAGCTGATGGTCCGTCGGCCAACAGAATCGCCAAGCTGCAGGGTGTTTCCCAGAAGGGAGACCAGGCAAGACCTGACTACTCGGTCAGCCGAGGAAGGGTCCCAATCACCGGGGGAAACATCTGAACCGCCAATCCGGCCTGCTTCAAATAGCAGGTCGGACGCCGTCAGTGAACCCCGGAGATAACTGGTCCCCAGAAGGGATTCCTGAGCCTTCCTAACCGCTTTCGCGTCCGACCCCTTGGGGAGATCCGTTGGATCCCACCCCCGGGGAGGACACTTGCGCATTAGGAAGGACAGGCGCCCAACCGCCCCGGGAACACCGGACCTAGGGCGGAGCCCCTTGACCGACGCCGCATCGATCACAGCTGCCAGAAGGTTTGGATCCGACCAAGCCTTCCAAACGGCTGAGACCGGAAACGGAGTGATCTCGGAGCCCTTGTAGAGGAGCCTCTTGGCAAATTCACACAGGTCCTGGGACACGTATGTCTTTGCTTCAGAGACTTCCACGCCAAGTTCCGCGACTAGAGCCCTGTACTCACGACCGACGCTGGGGTCCCCGATGAGGATATCATCCCCAAGGAGGACATACCGGCACTTAAGCCAGTTAACACCAGCCCTCTGGCACGCCCGATAGACCACACAATGGTGGGCTAGAGCGAACGTGCCCCAGGAACTGTAGGCGCCCATCGGGTTGCCGCAGCCGTAACTAGCCAGGCCACCTCCAGGGAGGTGGAATGGGGTCCCGACCATGACTTCTTTTCAGGCGTCGACAAACTCCCGGTCGTAAGCCTTACATAGAACTTGGTAGATTAGGTCGATAGGAAAGCGGTCAGTCGCGGATGTAAGATCCACGGAAAACCTCTCACCCGATGGCCAATCCCGAACAAGTTCGATGAAGCGCCCCTGGTTGAACGTCACGTCTTGGGGGATCCGTTTAAGGATCCTGAATACCTCGTCATGGAAGGGCTTGAGAGCGGTCTGACTATAATAGTCAAGAAGAGCGATCACCCGAGTCTTACCTTCCTTATCAGGAATTCCGGCAAGGCGTCGAATGACCGGTTTCCCCTCAAGGGAACCGCTACACCGAACCGCTTCTTCAAACTCAGCAATCGTCCGGTCTAGGACCAGCCCAAAACTTACACCCCCGAGAAGGTCCACAGCGTTCAGAAGGGAATCACCAAAATTGGAGAGTTCCCCATACGCTCCAAGGAGTGCATGCTGTCCGCTAGGGCCCTTCTTGTTGGTGATGTGAAACCCCTCCCAGTTGGGGAGCCCGCCAAAGGGACCTTTCCCTCGCGTACGAAGCTCCACTTGGTGGGCCACCTCCCGGTTTTGACCCCGTGGGGCCGGGCAGGTGATGGGGGTCCCATAGAAGGAGACCCAACCATCCCCCCTGAGGGGGGTCCCCCTGTACACTGACAGGCGGAGCCCGTCACGACCAGTAGATCAGCTACAACCCGAAGAGGGACCAAAGGCCGCAACCCAATCTAGGGATGGCCGGACCCCTTTGGCTTTCAGATCTTCCCAGAACAGGGCAATGGTCTTGTCCCAACCCTTCACCTCCCCGGTAGGAGGGTTAGTGATTGAGGCGGTGTCCACCAGAACTGGGAGGGTCATGAAACGCAGGGCCGTGAGAGCTGTCAGCATCCATCGGAGTTGACTCCGAGGGACCTGGTCTAGGTCTCCGTCACCAAGCGTGTGCTTAAAGGCCCGGTTTACCCGTCGAAAGGAACCATCCCTCGCGGCCTGGGTCGGGTTTGCTAGACAATTGAGGAGGTCGGCCCTCCGGGATTTAATCCACGGAATCACGACCTTAGGTCCCCGATTAATCCAGATCCCGCCGACTTTAGCCATGAAGGCCAGTACACCACTCCAGCCCTGCTGATCAGGGAAGAATTCTTCCCTCACCCATGCAAGGACTGTCATGAGTTTGGACCAGTCTTGAAGACGGGCATCAACTACCTGGGCCGTTCACGGTCTGAGGGTTGTTGAACGACGGGTCTTGAAGATGAAGTCTCTCATGGTGTCCTGTGGATGGATAAACAGGGGGGAGTCGCCCGCCCTCTAGGAACCCCCCCTGGAGAGCCCTCAGCTTACGCCATGGCGCTCCAAGGCCGGTGCCTTCGGAGATCGGACGCCCCCCTTCCCCTCGACTCACCACCGAGGGGGAGGCTACTACCGGTCGTCGCCCCGGTCCAAACACACGAGAGAGAACTCTGGCTGGATACCACCAGAATCTCGAATGTAGGAGGAACGGCGACGGGGGTTTTGCCCCTGCTCTGCGGCACCTCATTTGGATGCCCCCCGGGAGTTTTATCCCGCCCGGGGACCAATGAGGACCCTACCCAGGATCTTTCTTCACAGGGTAGGGGGGGTCGCGCAGAGTACCCACCCCCCGAGGACCTCCGCGCCTGGAAAATATCCAGGATTAGAACGCGGAGGCTCGAAGGGGGG